CAGTGTGTCCGACTCGTCGTGGATCTGATCGATGTTCACGTCCTGAATCAGGAACTCCCCGATGCAGGGCGGGTTGGTCATGTTGCACGTCACGCGCTGCCCGGACTTCGTCTTCGGGTCGCGAGTCGCATACCGGATCGTCACGATGGGGCGGCTGAACAACTCGAGCTCCGCGTTCGCCCGCATGTAGAGCTGCTGCGGGAGGAACAACGAGTCGTCCGAGATGACCATCTCGTGGATGCCGTCCGTGGGGTTGCCGTCGGAGTCCAGCTCCAGCTTGCCCATCATCTCCTGCGAGACAGTGTCGTTCAGCTGCAGGTAGAACCGCACTGCGGACCCCGCAGGGATAGGCGCGGTGATCGCCTGCGTCAGGAATAGCGGCCCAGGTCCCGGCTCGTTCGTGCCTGGCCCGAAGTACACGAGCACCTTGCCGTCCACGATGACTTCGCCTCCGGACTCCGTGAAGTCCGAGCAGTCCGCGACCTGCAGCTGCGATTCGCCGACGAGTGCGTCGACCGTCGTGACCGTGCCCTTGCCGAGGATGGTCACGCGATTGCGGATCTGGGAGTTGTCCTTGCTCATCGTGAACTGCGGCTCACGGAGCAGGTACTGGTTGTCGTCGTTCAACTCGTCCGGTGGGTCGGCATCCTCGAGGTAAGGGCCGTCAGGGTTGGGCCACACCACGCTCGGCACATCGCCAGGCGTGCGCGGACGAGCCCCATAGTCGATCTCGACCGTCTCCGGCAGACCTGTGCCGCCGTAGGGCAAGTTGCAGTAGAAGTACGGGATCTCGAAGACGGTGTTGGGATCCGGGAGTCCTCCCGTCGGCAACAGCGCCTTGACGAAAACTTTGTAGAACGACGGCGCCACGCCATTGATCGTCGGGAACGTCGGCATCGACGCGAACGACGGCAGATCATGCGTGTAGAAGTTGATGCCGGACCCCGTGGGGGTGCCGAGGTGCACTGTGTTTGAGAACGGCGATGGCAGCGACTCGTTGCCGTCTGCATACACCACCGACGCCTGGAACTGATAGTTGCCTGACGAGAACTGGCCCTGTGCTTCGGGGAAGCCGAGATCAACACCGGTGTCCAGGAAGGGCAGCTGATGACGGATCGGGACAACCACCGGCGCAGTGATTGACGCAGGCGTCGGCGGCACGTCGACCGGTCCGTTGATGATCGCACCCTGGTCACCCTCGTAGACAATCGGCGCGGCCACCACGCCACCTGGAAACACGGTGATGCTCGTGGTGGTGTTGTCGTTGATGCGCCATCCCCGCGTCAGCGGCCGGTTGCCGCGAGCGTAGTAGATGCGTCGACCAACGACCGTGATGCCGCCGCCCGGATCCACACCGATGGGGATGTCGTCCATCTGCATGTAGTGGATGCCGTCGAACGCGACGATCACCGACACGGGGCCGAGCCGGGACTCCACGCCGTTCGAGTACAGGAACGTCGAACGCACGTAGTAGTAACCCGGTGCGAAGCTGGCCACGTATTCGATCAGGCCGTCCTGCGACAACGTGATCGCGGACCCCGGACCTGGCGCGGTCGGCACCGGGATGGTCACCACCGGAGGTGGCGTGTGGAAGAAGTGGACCTCCATGTCGTAGTCCACGTACCAGTGCCCGCCGCCAATGCTACGCGCCAGCTCGGACAGCACCGTCGCGAAGTCCTGCGAGCCATCGATCTCGAGGGACACCGGCGCGAGGTTTGTCTGCACGAAGCTGCGCCCAAATTCCGGCGCGTACTTCGCGAGCAGGTCGTTCACGATGTCCGAGGAGGAGACGTTGATGTACTTGCCGACGGGGCGCCGACGATTCAGCAGCCACGTGAAGTCCACCGCGTTGCACCGCCACACGAGCTGGTCGGTCTGGCCTTCGTACTCCTGATCGAACGTCTGCAGGATGCCCCGGAACAGCAGGCGGTCGCTGTCAAATGGATCCTCGATCTCGACCTGCTCGCCCGTCTGCGGCGGGGTGCTCGAGCCGTCGATCATGAAGCCGGCCGTGTTCGGTGCGTTGTTCAACGCATCGCGCACCGTCACGCCCGCCCGCCGGAAGTCCTCGCCGCGGATGAGCAGCGTGTAGGTGAAGCCGTTCCGCAGCGTAGCCTCATAGCCGAGTGGTTCGATGACGACGACATCCACCGGCCCGAGCGCGTGGCTCGGCGTTACCGCAGCAATGTTCGCCTCATCAATGAAGACCACGTCCGTCGCAGGCTCGCCGCCAATCGTGACTGTCGAGCCGGAGACGAAGTTGAACCCCGTGATCACAATCGCTGTGCCGCCTGCGATAGGACCGAAGGCCGGCGTCACCGCGACGACAGCACTCGTGTAGTACGTGAAGCTGTCCTCGAGCGTGTCGGACTCCGTGTCGATGGCGACCGTCAGATCCACCGTCTCGGGGTCCGCGTGCGCGGGGGCATCACAGGTGATCGTCGTGGAGTCAACCACGACGACGTTAGTCGCCAGCGCCCCGCCGATGGTGACCACCGGTGCGGTTCCGTCTTGCTGATTCCGGAACCTCACACCGGTGATCGTCAGGCTCGCTCCGCCCGCCAGTCGGTCCGAGTTCGGACTGACGGAGAAGACGAGCGGGCCCGTCTCGAACCCGCCCGGCGAGAACGGGCGCGGCACCCCGAACGGAGGAAACTGGCGCGGGCGCATGTTAGCTCCCGTTGGAAGTCGGGTCGATCAGCGAGTAGCCGTGGACCGTCATGCTGCCCGTGGCCACCGTCTGCGTGAAGAACATATCCACCTGCAACGCGGAGGTGGAGGTGAAGTTCGAGCCGACGGCCGGTGCGGTGTTCCACGGCAGGATGGCCGTGAGCACACCCTTGGGCGCGGTCGCAGGCACCCCGAGGATGTCCTCGCACGTCCACGTGCCGACGCCAAACAGGTTGGCCGACGTGCCGATAGCGCGGCACGTCATGAGGATCTCCAGCTTCCAGCCGACCGTGGTGTGCGCAGCCACCGTGTCCAGCAGGACCGCCAAGCCGTCGAAGACCACTGTGCCGCCGAGGCGGATGTCGAATCGCGCAGTGCCTGGCGTGGTGATGACTGACGAGATGCGCCCGTAGGCCTTCACGAGCAGCTGCTTGCCGACATATGCGAAGTAGTTGGCCGGCAGCGTGTAGAGCGCCTGCGCTGGCAGCGCCGACGCGGCCGCGGCCGCGGTCAGCGTCGTGCCGTCCGTAGTCGCAGTGACGAGTGTTTCCTGGAAACCAAGTGACATTTGCGTTTCTCCTGTTAGGCCGACCAGAACTGCTTGGCCGACTTGAGTTTTCTCATGATGTGCTCGCTCGCGATGCGAGCCACGTCCTGCCCCGTCCCATTCACGTAGAACACGTTGGTCATACCTCCGCCGCCGCCCCACGAACTGCCCGCGCCGTCCATCGGGACGATGGCCTCCTTACCGTGCAACACCGCGAGGGTGCCGTCTCCGAAGTCGCCGTAGCCACCTTCCGCGAAGCCACCGCCCTTCGACTCGATCATCCGGACGAGGAGCGGGTAGGCCTCCTTCAGGAGGTTGTACCGCAGCTGCGCTTCCATATACAACTGCTGCGAAGCGAAGCCCTTGACGTTCGCCTTGAGTGTCGGCAGCACGTTGGCCAACTCCTCGAGGTCCTTCAGCAGTTTCTGGGCGCCGCCCTGGCGCTTAATGTCGAACTCCGTGAGCCGTTCCGCGGTGAACTGGAAGCCCTCGTTCATGCGGCGCGCCTGTTCCTCGAGGGTAATCATCTCGCCTGCGAGGGTGCGGACCATGCCCGTCACTGTGTCGAGAGACCCGCCGAGAGCGCTCGTCCATCGCATCGCCGCCTGCTCCGCAGCGCGTGACGCCAGCTCGAGGTTGCGGATGTGCTCCTGCGTGTACTGGTGCGAGTTCCGGCTGGCGAAGTCGTAGGCGTCCTGCGCATCACGGGCGAGCTTCTCGAAGTGCGCCTTGGAATTGATGTCCGCCTCGAGACGCTGCTGCGTCTCCGCGGCATACATCTCCTTCGACATCGACCCGACCCACTCGTAGAAGTCCGCGGTGTCGGTCTTCGCTCGGATGTGCGCGTTGATCTGTTCGGTCTCCCACTGCTTGATGTTCAAGATGAGCTGCTCGGTCGTGGACCCCGAACGCACCGCACGCAGCGCGTGGTACTCCGCCCACCGGGCCTGCGATTCCTGCAGCGTCTTCTCCTCGAGCTTCATCGCCTTCTGCTGTTCGTCCAGCGCCTTGCCCACCGCGGTAACCTGCGTGGCCGTCACGCCGTAGGCTGCGGCCAGCGTGCCCTGCGACACGCCCGCCTCCAGGTACCGCTTGATCGATTCGACCAGCGTGACGTCCATGGCCTTGACGGTTTCCTGCCACGTCACCCCCGAGGACTTCAGTTCGTCCTGGGCGGCCTTCATCTTTTTGATCTCCTCCTGCGTCTTGCGGGAGTTGTCGCCCAGCGACTGGGTCGCCTCGGCGTTCTTGGCCGTCCATTCCGCAGCAAACTGCTGCGCCTGCGCGGACATCTTCACGCCCTCGGTGTGCTGCGTCTGCGTCTGCTGCGCAGCGATCATCTTCTGACGAACCTGCTCGAGCTTCTCGTTGATCTGACCCGTGGTGACCGCCCACTCGTCCTGCGCCTTGCGATGCGCGGCAATGGCGTTCTCGCCCTCGGCCATCTTGTTGTAGACCTTGTCGAGGTGTCCCTCGAGGCTGTCGATGGCGCCGCCAATTCCCGTCGTGCCGAAGGTGATCGTGTCGATCAACTTCATGAAGGACAGAATGAGCGTCTCCACCGCGAAGCCGATGGCGTTGACGCCCTGCCCGAAGCGGGTGAAGACAATGCCCAGCTCGTGGAACCCCATCGCTACGAGCGCGACTGCGTCGGACGCGGTCTTCGCCCACTCCAGCGTAGTGATCGCAGCGTCCTCCAGGGCCGTCACGATGGCCTTGATCAAGTCCTCCTGCGAACCACCGAAGGCTCCCAGCAGTGCTTCGCCGATAGCGTCGATACCTGCGAGGATGGCCGGCGACTCGGAGATCGACGTGCCCAGCGTGTCCATGAAGTTCTGGTACGACACCTGCGCCTGTGCGACCTTCTCGTCCAGTCCGTCGGTCTGTTCACCGAGGCGCGTAGTTGCGCTCGTGACGCTCTCCAGTATGCCCGCACGCGCAGCGAGCAGCTTCTCCTCGGACGTCAGTCGGTCGACCGTCGTCTTGAGGGACGCTGCGTACTTCTGCTCCGCAGCCTCGAGATCAATCTTGCCCGTGAGCATCGCCAGTGCGCGGGTCCGCCCCGTCAGCATGGCGTCGTTCATCGTGTCGAGGGCTTCCTTGACGGACACCCCGGTGGCGTTCGCGAGCGCGAAGGCGCCATCCGCCAGCGCCTGGAACTGCTGCTCCGTCAGATTCATGCCCGCCGCCAGATCCTGGTTGACCGTCTTCATCAACTCCAGATCCGTGACAGTACCGTGGGTCGCCGTGCGCAGTGTGTCGAGGACAGTGGCCGACAGACCGGCCGATTCCGTCAGTCGGTCGAAGGAGGCCGCGATGTCCGCGCCACCCATCAACCCTTCTTCCAAATCTCCCGCGATGCCAATGGCGATGTCCATCGCCTTGCTCACCGCAGCGATGGCCGCCTCGGCCGTGAAGAACCCCGCGGCCTGCTCCGCTACCCGCGCACCCACACCACCGATGCGTGAGTCAAAAGAATCTACCTGACCGGAGAGGCGGTTGAGCACCGAAGACATCTTGTCCTCGAGCTCAACCCTCCCCGACAGTGTGCCGACATCAAGCCCTTCGGCCATGACGTTTCCCCTTGCCTGGCGCCTTGTCGTTCATGGTCGCCACGCACATCGCCGCGATCATCTTCAGGTCTTGCCACTTCTTCCGTGGCAAGGGCTTTTCCTCCGGCGTCCACTCGAGGAGAAAGTCCTTCGGGCGGAACGTCTTCCTACGCTTGCTGCGCGCCACGGCGATGTTCATCAGCGTAGCGCACACCGTCGCGGCCTGCCAATCCCCGCGGATGTCTCCGATGGGGTCCACGCTATCGAACGCCTCCCACGCCAAGAACTGCTTGACGGTCAGACGACGCAAGAGCTTGCCCACGTCGGGCTCGCCCATCCTCAACGCCAGTCGATGTGCGAAGCGCCAGTACGCGCTCCGCACTAGTCGTTTTTTGCGGCGTCCACCGTCGTCCGGACACGGTCCAGACCGTTCAGCGCGAGGATCGCCTCGACCAGCTTGCCGTTCTGACGGGCGTCCTTCTTGCGGAACTTCTCGACCACGGCCTCGTAGTCCGTCTCGGGCACATGCGCGTGCGTCGTCGGGTCCACGATGGACCGAGCGATCAGGCGCAACCCCGCGGTCCGACGGGTCGCGGGATCGTCGTTCGACTCGAGCCACGTCAGCATGTCCGCCGAGGACAGTGACCCGATCATCACCTGGCCCT